TGGCTCGGTGCCGGCGTCAAAAAAATGGTTCACAGCACGGTCACGCTGTTGTATGCGTAGGGCGTCTCGTTTGACTTTGTAGGCGTTTCCACGTATGCCATTGCAACGGCGGCATGCCGGCACAAGGTTGTCTAAATCATCTGAGCCACCACGGTCATGTTCTATTAGGTGGTCCGCTGTCATGGGGTTGGTTTTGGTGCCGTATTTTCCGCACCAGTGGCATGGTGGGTTGTTGGCTAGCAGGGCTTGCCTGTTGCGTCGATAGGTCAAGTCGTTTGTGGTGTGTTGTCTGGGCATTGGTCGGGTCTCCTTTGTACTGATGTTAGGTCAAGGGCAAGGTCAAGGGATACTGACGCCCAAAGCGGTAGGGCGCCGCTTCGGTTGTCCTCGTACTACATGACAGGGTTGGGTGGTTTGTGTCCCCCACAATTTGGGCAAGTAGCCACAGGGTGCCGGTCTATTTTTGTTCGGTGGACAACCTTCGCCATTTGTGCCGTTTGGAAACGCTGTTCGCCTACATCGGTGCATAGGCGTCTACCCAGGTTCCCCTGTTTATGGCCCGCCACCTACAAACGTGGTACACCCATGCGACTAATGAAATTGTGGTGAATGTATCAGGTGGCTGGGTGGTGCCGTGTTTCGAGTCGTACCCAGGTGCCGTTTATCATGATCTCAGCAAACTTGATTGTGGCAGTTCTGTAGAACGACCCGTTAATGGTCAGGTATTCCACGTCATGTGAGTTTGATATAGCGATAGCAAACACGGGGATAGTAAACGTGTATTCGTGGTCACCTGTAATAACACGCATTGGGTGTATGGGTTGCATAAATTCAGTCATGGTCGGGTCTCCTAGCTAGTCGGTCTGATATGTCTTGAATGTCTTTTGGGCGCCACACGTGCACTTCAGCACCTGCAGCTGTCAAAGTTTCGTGCCAGGCTTTTTGCATGGTGCTGACTCGCCCTGTATCGCTTTTAAGTTCTGCGTAAACAATTCCTTTGGCGGCATGGGCCAGTGTCAGGTCGGGGTATCCGGCATGACCTTGTAACGGTGTTTTCCACACGCCTGGGCGAATTTCCACAGCTCGGGTGTGCATAACTAGCCAGCCGTGCAACTTAGCCAACAGGATTACCTGCGATTGGAAATAGGACTCTTTCATTTGCTGAACTGGTTTCGGTTTCGTTGTTTTGCCACCATGTCTAAAGCATTATCTCGTACCGAACCTAAAAACAGGTGTGCAGGGTTGACACAGAAACGGTTGTCGCATGTGTGGCAGACCACTAACGGCGTTGGGATAGTGCCACAAAACATTTGGTATGAAACACGGTTTGCACGTTGTATTTTGCCGTTAACGCAAAACTCGCCGTAACCGTACATTTGGCGTGTGCCTGTCCAAACCCAGCAACCGTCTGGCATGCCGTAGTCGATATAAACTTTGGACATAAAACGGGCGACCTGTTGTGGTGTGGCTTTGATTGGTGGGCGGCGCCTGATTGGTAACGGTGGGTTGTCAATGTCAAACAAAGTAAGTACATCGGTCATGCTTGCAACCTTTTGATCAAAGCGCTGGCTTCGTTTCTTGTTTCGGGTGCTGGGCCTTCATAATTTAAGCCTCGTAGATACTTCATTTGGGCTTCAGACGGTGCATTGGTCGCATTTGCGCCTAGCGAGGCTGTACGGGGCTTTTCGGGCTGTTTGACAAGCACTGCTGGGGTGTGTGTATCTGTTTGGCGGTTGCGTACTTCTTCAGCACTAGCCATCTTTGGGCCGAAACTCATCATTAGACCTAGGACACGGCCTAGGGCGCTGGTGCTTGCGTTCATCTGTTCTGAGTCACGGGTAAAACTGGTTTTGCCTGGGAACGGTTCAAAGCATGTTGCTTGTGCCGGTACAGGGTCATCAGGTGTTCGCCACGCTTGCATGGTGACTGATATGAAAACCTTGTCTGCAATGGTGATGATTTCGGGGCGGTTTTCAATTATGCGTAGTTCGGGCCAGCGTTCAAGTGCAGCTGCAAAGCGTGTTGGTACGTCAACATAGTTTGATAAGTCCATCAGTTGCCCCTGTTTCTGTCGTAAGCCGTGCGTTGCTCAATGGTCATGTTTGCCCATTTGTGGAGTTCTGCACAGCGTCGGGATTCTTCAGGGGTCATGTATAGCCAGTCGCCAGCTTTGCCACAGTTAAGGCAGATACCTTGCAACAGGTCTTGCATTCGAATGTCAAAGGGTGTCAAGTCTGTTTTGCATAGTTCGCAGATCATTTGAAACCACCCAGGCGCATGGCCACAATGGCGTCTTGTGTCGACTTAGTAAGATTTGACAAGTAAATGCCGTTTTCTTCGGCAACATATGCCAGTTCAAAAAGGGCTTTTCTAAGCATTGCGATATCTTCGGTTTGCTTTTCTAACTGCCAGGCGGCGGCCTTCATAGCAATTTCTGCTTTGGCTATTGCCGCAGTCATTTCGGCTAGTTGTTCTGTCATGTCGGGCCTTTCATGTTGTCGGGATATTTCTACGATAGCCAACTGGTGTTGCAGAGTAACGCATACGGCGCCTGTCGCCTTCAGTAGTGTTGGCCCAAATGCCTTGTAAAGCCTTTTCGGGAAATGACACAGCGTAAGCAAAGCACTGTTGGAATACTGGGCAAGAGTCGCATAACGGCTTTATGGCTGCTTTGGCAGAGGCGCTTTCTAGGGCGCTACTGGGAAAAAAAAGGTTGGTGTCAATTCCTTTGCAGTTTGCTAATTGTTGCCAGTCGGGGCGGTCAACATTAAACATGTGTTAGCACATTTTCCATGGGCGCCAGCCACAACCGTGGTTTTCTTCGGTGGCTTCATACAGCAACCAACCAAAACGCAGGTTTAGGGTCGGGTCGTTCATGGATTCTTCCATGGGCATAGCAAACAGTTCTTCTATCCAGGCACGGTGAATTTGGTTCGCCTGAACTAAACCGTGGTCATGGCCGTTGAACTGTGGGTGCAAATAACTAACATTTTGGCACCTTGCCTCTTTCCAGATAAGGCGCCCTAATTTCTGTAGCGTTTCAGTGTTATTAGGCCAGCCAACCGATACAGCTACGGGGAACCATTCTTGGCATTTGGTGTCAGGGTCAACGTATGCAACACGGGTTGTGGGTTGTGTCGAAATAGTTGTGCTGGTTGTGCTGGTGGTTGTGGTTGTCAGCTCTTCGGCACGGTCTTGCAGTTGTTGTGGGGTCAGGTCGCCCAGGGTGATTGTTGCCGGTACTACTGGGGCAATGTTGGGTGGTGTGTCCTTTTGGAACGCCACCGCTATTGCGGCACACATCAGGTAAGTAAACAGGCCTAAGCCTAAAACACGCTTAACATTCATTTTGGTTTGTCCTTCAGTCGGGGTCAGGTCGGGGTATGTCTACCGATTCGGTAGGTCTATGTCAAGCACCCATAATAGTTTTGAACGCATGGTGTACAACGTCAGGGTGGTCGGCCAGTAGTGGCGACACCTCGACATGTACCCATTGGGCGCCTTTTGACCCAATCGTATTTTTGTCGTAGACACGCCAGGCGTCACGGTCACAGCGGTAGCCAGCTCCCCAACCTTTGGGGTTGTTTTTGTAGGTGCCTGCATAGTCGTGGATTTCTTCTATGCCCAGAATGTCACGGTGGGTGTATAGGAAGTCAATCATTTTGAACCTTTGTTCAGGGGTGCCTTTGAGGTCTACGGCCCGCCAGGTGGCGTGTACTGACTTTTTTGGTGGGGTTGTGCCAACCATGTTTCGGTCATTGAAAATGCCTATGTTTGTTACGCCAAATAGGTAACAGCAGTAGTCAACAAACACTTTGGTGCCTTCACGCTTAGCGGCGTGTACGGCGTCTTTGTTTCCTGTGTAGGGTCGACTAGTCATCTTGTTTGTCCTTATCTTTTAGGCCGTTGCTGGCCACGATTCCACCCAAAAGCCCCAAAAGTGCCATAAATGCAGGACTTAGCAAAGAAAGCATTTCTGAGTCATTGGGCGAGGGATTTTCAGGCTGTACAACAAATACGAGTGAGTACAAAATTCCTATCATGGTCACGCCAAAAACAAACGACAGTGTTATGCCAACAATAAAAATTAGTCGTGCTTTAATTTCTGAATTGCTTAATCGTTTCATGGTATGCACCTTGTCGCTTCAGGGTTGCTTGTGCAATCGCCCCTTGTTCTGTCGCTACAACTGGTAACAACAAACATTAGGGCCACAGCCAAAAGCGCAACAATAACTAGCGTTTTCATGGTGTATCAGGAAAGTCGGCTTCAGGGCCTTCGGTCCATGTGGCTGGGAAGTCACGCAATGCTTGGCGGTAGGTCGCCCATGCTTCACGGTCTACAGGTGCGTCAGCGACTTGTGTCCAGTCGGATTCTTTAAGCATTGAATCACGGACTTTTCGCATCATGCTTTCGTAGTCGTTGTCAGTATTTTCAAGGTTAACAATCATGCTGGTCCAATGTCCTCTACTACTAGCCAAGCGGCTTTACCTGTTCCACGATTTAATTGAAAAGTTACCCCACTGGCATTTTGTGCTGTGGCAACAACATTTTGTGTTCCAGCCGAAAAAGTACCAAACCAAACAACTTGACCAGCAGTGTCAACTGATGACGATGGGACCCACTGATAAGCAACTTGCAGAAGTGTTCCAGCCGTGGTCGTACCGTTTCGTAAACGCATTACAATTGCGGCCGCACCAGCACCAGTAATACCAATGTCAGGCTCTATATATGAAATTTTGTAATACCGTGATGCAACAGCAGTAAACGATATTGCGCCCAATTCAACTTCTTCAGAAGTGACTGACGTGTCACTAGTTGTTGATGTTGCAAGGGCCATAATCCCACGAGGAAAACGGTTCTGCTGTGCAGCTGTTAAAACTGCGCCCGACGAAAAGTCTGTGTTTGGGTTAATAGCCATAATGTTTCTCCCTTACCAGCCAAGTCGACTGGTATCTAAAATACCTAAAGTAGTGCTGTTAAGCGTAAAAAATTGGTAATACGTCAACGGCGACAAATAAAAATTAAAGTCAGTTTGTTCAGGCGTAATGTTTAACGACCAGCCTTCTACAACAACTTCAACCGTTGTATCAGAACCTGCACCGGGTACTCGATAAACAAGATCAGTGGCAACTAATGCAACAATGCCAAAACCTGTCACATTTTGTAAAAAAGCAAGCAGCATAGTTTCGTCTTGTGAAACATCGCTAAAACCACATTCAAACCTCAGCACTGTAGGGTCAGATAATGCTCGTGCTGTCCAATCAGCGTTACCTTGCGCCTGTGTAGCGTTAGCGTCAACAGTTGACTGCGTAATACCGTTTTGCCCGTAAAGCGTCACTGAAGCAGTGTTAACGCCCGTTGACGTTCCCAAACCTGCAGGAGTAATTTCTGCGTTATTAACAAAAGTGCTGCCATAACCCAAACGACTAAAACTTTGGTAACCAATATTTGTTGCTGTTGCGGTTCTCGTCAAACTAGGTGTCGCGTCTTTCAAGTTTGTTATGTAACCACGACCTAGCAAATTAATTGCTCGACCATTTGAATACGACAAAATACCTTTTTCAGTTGTTTGCAACAAATTAATTTGATTAGTC